TTACAAAGAAGTCTGCATCACAGTATGACTTCTCGCCTTTGCAAGGCAAGGAACTTATATTGTGGCCAGACAATGATACTGCAGGTAGAAAGGTTGCAGAACTTGTTCAAGAGCTGTCACTCAACGCAGGTGTAAGGTCAGTAAAGATATTAACACCACCAAGAGGTAAGCCAGAAAGATGGGATGTGGATGATGCAGTCAACGAAGGTTTTGATATTAATAACTTTCTGCAAACGCCATCTACATCTGTTAAGCATAATATTAATCTGTTAGATGACAGTCTGTTGATCTCAAGATTTGTCGGTGATGCTCCAATACAGAAATTTATTGTTGAAGATACATTTCCTATGGGTGTGCCGATTATACTGTCTGCCGCAGGAGATGCAGGTAAAGGTATGTTGACGTTGGATTTAGCCATGAAAGTAGCATCTGGTACGCCAATGCAGAAATCTTTCGGTGGCACAGTTTCGGAGTTCGGTAATGTTGTAGTGTTTACGGCTGAAGATGACGAGGCAGAAATGCACAGACGTATTGAACGTCTTGATCCAGACGATAAAAGATTTCATTATGAGAATGAGTTGCGAATTGTATCTCTGCCGAATGTCGGTGGTGTGTTTCCAATACTGCAAAGCGTACATGGTGAACTGACAACATCAGAAGAGTTTGAACGTATATATGAGCAGATACTTCATATGTCTAATCTTAAACTTATTATCTTTGATCCGTTAGCATCATTTGTACACGCAGATGTGAACTCTGATCCAGCGTCTGGAGCTGCTCTAACTGGATTAATGTCCAAGATGGGTTCGGAGACTGGTGCATCAATAATGATGTGTCACCATATGACAAAGGTAAAAGATGACACAGTTATATCAACACCAGAACAAGCTCGGAATTTGATTAGAGGTACGTCTGCACTTGTTGATGGTGTTCGGTGTGCATTTACTTTATGGCAGTTAGATGAAGGATCGGCAAAGAAGCGTTGCAAGGAACTGAACATAGATTATCAACGTAATCGGTGTTTTGACGGAGCAGTTGTTAAGTCCAATGGGCCAGCAAATCGTACAATTCGTAGATTTGTTCGGGATATAAATACAGGATTATTGGTTGATCGAACTGAAGATATAGAACAATTGAACATAGGAACTAACAGAGATTTACGCAAAAATGTTCTGTTTAACTGGATTCGTGACTGTGAATATGGTGGTCAAGCCCTATGCCAACAAGGAGGTGCAGATTCGCTGATGATGAGAATGGACGATTCCAACGCACCCCAGGAATTGTTCGGTTTATCACAGAGGGTACTAGATGGTATTGTCAGAGAGTTAATTACTGATGGCAGAGTAGATAAATATAGTTTCTCCACTGCTGGTGGTCGTAAATGGCTTGGCACTATCAATGGGCCAATGAGTCGTGGCGAATACCAAGCACAGACTGCAAGAGACAACATAAATTAATTTTTTTATTTATTTTATTGACATAAGGAAATACATTGCCTATATGTTATATAAATTAATTATTTTATGGAGAACAAATAATGAGCAGAGAAAAGGCAATCAAAGTTTATACGAAAAATCGTAATGCTTTAGAAAAAATTTATAAGATTAAAAAAGTCAAAGATAAATCTTGGTTAGATTTGCATAATTCGATTGTAGATTTAAACTCAGATTATATTTTTTATGAAGAACGAAATGGAGATGATACAATCATTACTCAAGGAGTAGTATCATCTTATATTGCTAAAGAAATGGGAGATTTAAAATGAAATTAATCGTGTCAAAGGTAAATGATAACGTAGCATCTGTTGAATTAGATAATGGTTTAACTGTGTACGTAGATAATTCGACAGGAGAAAGCATTGTTCATATCATTGGTGATGATAGTAAAGGTCATCCTAATGCTCTAGGTGAAGATGCATCATGCGAGTTTAAATTAATTGATGGTGTAATTTGTGAAAATAGTTTTCCATCAAATGTTGAAATTAAAGGGAGAAAATAAATGAGTACATATTACAGACCAAGCGAACCAATTGCTATTAGTGAGATTGAAGAAAAGTGTAAAGATGATTTTAAGGTTCTTTACAGATATGACGATCAAGATGGTCAATGGTTCAGAGATAATGATGGTAACTTTTTACATTTTGCATTGAATGAAGACAAAGAAGTTATCGATATTTTTCGTTATGGTGGCAACAATCCCGATTTTATTCTTGATACTTTGTCCAATCGTTTTGATGTTTCTATCATTAGTGAATATGATGAAGACTATGAGGATTATGCAGATAAGGATACACCAGTTTCAACAGTTACTGTTGATATGAGTGACACTTTAGGAGGTAGTGCATAATGATTGATGAAGGTCAAAAAAATATTGATACAATCTTAAACTCTTCAGATGAAAGAAAAGCTGAAATCATTCTTGAACTTCTTAACAGAGATCACGAACTTTTAGGTATTATTAAAATGGTCGATAAAAAGCAGGATGAACAAATTAGATTGTTGAATGAGCAGACAAGTATTTTAAATGAGAAACTTAATATTTTAAAGAAAAGGATTAATAATTAAAATGCCAGCAAAAGTCACTGTTTGTTTTGAATTACCAAATGAGCAACGAGATACTCTGTTAGATTTGGTTAGGAATAGATTGTATCTTCTTGAGAACAGGGAGGTCAACGAATTTGACCAAGATCATTCTGATCACGAGGAGATTATTGAATTGAAAAAAATTGAAAAGACATTAGAACAAGAGTTATAGGGTGGTAGACATAAGTTTTCCATTCAAGGCAAGTAGGTATGTCTTAACTATGAATCACGAATTTAAATTTGCCCTAAAGGTTTATATACTAAATTTATTTTATGTGCAAAAGATCGTGTCTACCTTAATCATTTGCGATCAAATTCATAGATTACCTACATTTACCATAAAAAGGCTCGTTTTAAGAGCCGTCAGAGGGGTGGAAAGATATGTCCGTGTATGTTTATACCCCTAGTTTTTTGTTATTAGGAGTTAATTATGAAATCAATTAATAAGAGTTGGCAAGATTTAAGAATTGCAGCAATCAATAGAATTTCTAAAAAAAGAAATTTACCTAGTAATCCTGATAGTCCGTATTGGGATGAATATTGTAAAATTATGGACAGTAGTCATTGTAAAAATAAAAAAGAATATAAGGAGAAATACAAGAATGACTAAATTTTCAGATGAGTTTAAAGAAGAGGTCAAAGATTTTTGGCAAGAGAACAAAGGTAAAGTCAAAGGCAAAGAAGTTACTGGTGTTCATATGAAAAGAATGACAGAGAAAAAATTTAATATGCAGGATGTGGCAGATCATTTTGGTTTGACCATTTCACAAGCTAACCGAATTGTTTATGTAAAAAAGGGAGATTGAAAATGACTTTGGTTAAAAGAATTGATATGGCACTTCATGTGCAAGAATTGTGTGCCAAGAATGGCATTACTGTTAGTTATGTTCCGTTAGATGACAGAAGACCTTTCTACTGTGCTAACAGAGTTAGAAACAGTATTACCATTAGACCTACAAAGAACACTGGATACTATGTTTCTGCTTTGCATGAGATTGGTCATTTGATTGGCCCTAATCAAAGTAGTAGGAATGACAGGTTCGAGATGGAAGTAGGTGCATGGAAGTATGCTATGGCTACTGCTATTGTATGGACAGATACTGCTACAAGAGTAATGAAGAAAGCGTTGAAGTCATATGGCATGAAAGAACAACATTGGGATAATATTTATCTTGAATGTGTCAGATATGCAAAATCACAAAACGAACAATTTGTTGGCGATCCTGTTGCCAATGCGTCTTAATGTTGCTAAAGGTATAGTTATGGGTGAGGTAATAGCATTTCCTATAGGCAAAAACAAAAAGCTACAGGAAGAGTTGCTTTTTGCACAGAAGTTACGTTGTCCAGAGTGTAATAAACTGAAAGAAGATGATTGGTTTATTACTTATAATGATAATACGTATATATGTGTGGATTGTAGCTATGAACAAGGTGAAAAATGATTAATCTACTTACCACTTACCAAGTTACGGCGGTAAGTAGATTTGGTGGTAACTTGCTAAGTCATTGTTTTTATTACTTGAATGAGAAAGTGGTTACGGAGGTTACATCTTACTATGGTAAGTTAATTATAGGTGTTAAGTCATTGTTTTTATTGCTACTTACCAACTTACCACGACTTACCCCCTATAGGGGGTATAGGGGGGTGGTAAGTAACCACCACCTCCCCCTATATATTTTCATAGCGAAAAGGAGCTGAAATGGTCAATGTCGCTGAACCATTAACGAAAGAACAAACTAAAGCTGGTTGGAAACGATTGACGGCAAAACAACAGAAATTTCTTGATTTGTTTTTTTATAAGGACTTAACACAGACTGGAGCGGCACGAGAAGCTGGATATAGCAATCCATCTGTAGATGCCGTTAGATTACTGCGTAATCCAGTTATTCAAGAGCGATACCAAGAGATGAGATTAGAAGCTAACGCTAAGTTCG